TGATGCGTATCTTAAAACTTTAGGATAACTTTGTTGGGCGAAAGCGTAAGTGAGTAGCCCATTTTTGAAAGGTATGAAATGAAACTAATCTTTAGTCTTTTGTTACTTGCAGGCTTAACAGCCTGTGGTTCATCAAAGCCACCACCAACTGTTGCTATGGATTTAAAAGCGCCTGTCGTGCAATTGCAGTATGAGGCTCAGGTTCAACAAATGAATCGTAATGATGTGATACAGGCAGTGCATGATTGTGAGGGCAATGGCCTTCGTGCAATTATGGTTACATCAAAGCGTATTGTTGCGGGTGTACTCTCAAACATTATTATTGACGTACAATGTGCGCCAAGATTCAGGGCATTCTTTTAATGAAACCTATTTTCCTTGACTTTGAAACAGAAGGCATTGAGGCTCGACCTAAGTACCCTCCTAAACCTGTAGGGCTTGCGATATATGACCCTGAAAATGAGTACCCCAATGGCTACCTAGCGTTTGACCACCTGCATGGCAACAACTCAACTTGGCAAGAAGTCAACGAGATTCTTACAAGGATTTACGCAGGTAAACGAGATGTTTGTTTTCACAATGCTATGTTTGACCTTGACGTTATTGATACTCATTTTGAGCTTCCTATTCCTAACGCCAATCGTTTGCATGACACACTTATTCTTGCGTTTTTGCATGACCCACATGTACGGTCTTTGTCATTAAAAGATTTAGTTGTTACATGGAACTTGGCTACACCTGATGAGCGCGATGAGTTGAAGGAATGGATTACTACTCATGTGCCTGAGGCAAAGAAAAAGAAATCAACATGGGGTGCTTACATTAGCAAAGGGCCTGTTGAATTAGTAGGCCGATACGCNGAGGCTGACGTACGGCTTACATCACAGTTGTATGAATTCCTTATTTCAAAAGTTTTACCAGATCAACAAGTTGCTTATATTCGTGAGATGGAACTAATTCCAGTGTTACTTGAAAACTCACGTCTNGGAGTTCGAGTTGACCGTGAAGGGTTACTTGCTGCAAAAGAGCAAGCAATAATAGACATTGAAAAATGTACTGTTTGGATCCGCGCATTGTTTAATTCTCCTGAGTTAAATGTAGACAGCGATCAGCAGCTGGTTGAATGTATTTATCAGTCGGAGCATTGGAACAAAAATAAAAAGTGGCCTACCACAGACAAAGGCCAATTACAGGCTACTAAAGAAGCTTTGGAGGAAATGCTAACCAATCCACTTTTGCAAGGAGTATTACGGTACCGCGCTAACTTATCAACTTGCTTATCTACATTTATAGAACCGTGGCTTGTAGCATCGCAAGAGACAGGTCGTATATATACCAATTGGAACTCAGTTAGAGGTGAACGTGGTGGCACTAGAACCGGTAGATTAAGCTCTACACCTAACTTTCAGAATGCACCAGTAAGGTATCCTAAAATTGTATCTGAAAATGCTACCAGTGGTATGGGTAAAAACGAGATTGTAATACCTGAAGAGCTTGGCTTATCGCCATTGCCTTTAATTCGTAGCTTTATTTTGCCTGATGAAGGTCATCAATTAGTTGCATGTGACTTTAACGCTCAAGAGCTTCGTATCTTTGCACACTTTGAAGGTGGCAATCTTATGAAGCAATACCAAGAAGATGCTCGTGCTGACTTGCATACTTACGCAGCAAATCTTATGACAAAGGCAGCAGGTGTACCTATATCTCGTACGTACAGTAAAGGCGTAAGCTTTGCCATTCTTTACGGTGCTGGCCCTAAGAAAATTAGTGAAATGCTTGAGGTAGACTACGAAATGGCAAAAACACTAATGGATTCATACACCACGGCTGTGGCGCCGGGTCTTAAAGATATGCAAGCAACTATGCGTACGCGGTATAAGTTAAACCAACCTTTGAAAACTATTGGCGGTCGCATGGTGATGATGGAGCCACCTAAGATTATCAATGGCAGACGCCGTGAGTTTGACTACAAAGGCGTTAATCTTTTGATTCAAGGTTCTGCTGCTGATCAAGCTAAGCAAGCCATGTTAGATTACCAAAAGAAAAGAAATGGTAGCAGGTTGCTTTTAAGTGTGCATGATGAACTTGTTATCAGCGCGCCAAAAGAACATATTGAACGTGAGGCAAACTGTCTTATGGACGCTATGTGCAATGCAGTGCAAATGGAAGTACCAATGGTAAGCGATTACAAAGTTGGCGATACTTATCAAGAGGTAAAAGGATGATACAACCAATTCGATTACGCATACCTAGAACTAAACTATCTAGTCAACGTAGGCAGCATTCTAAAGAGTGGTCACTTTACATTCGTTATCAAGAGTTTAAAGTGCGTATGAAGTACGGGCGCCGTAGCCCTATTCACTGGTGGAGAAAATAATGATCAATTTTATAGCAGGCATTGTAGTGGGCTTTTTTGTAGCAACGTATGGCGTAAGTGGCGTAGCTACAGCGCTTGACAAAGGCATTACAGCAGTTAAACAGATTAACGTAACCGTGGAGCAAAAATGAAATCGCTAAAGCCATACCCAGAGTTTTACACTTCAACAACGCCTATTTCGCGTGAGTCATTGTCAAATCTGGCAAANGCTCTATCTGACTTACGAGATGAAGATGGTTTACCTATTGGCATTAACCCAGCAAACATTCTACAAGANTGGATNATTGAAATGTANCCTGAAGCTGTTAAAAACGTGTGGAAGAAAATCAAATGACTAGCGACTTTCAAANAGCGTTTCTTGCAAAAGGCGTAGGNAANAAGCTATTTACGCAAGAAGAGTTTGATGCTGAGCTTCAAGCAGCACAAGCAGAGATTGTGGCAATGGCAATTCAGGCAACTAAAGAAGCTGTTGTCATTGAGCGTCAAGCTTGCGCNCAAATTGTAGAAGACATCACNAANGATATTGTNGAAGGCACAGAGAATCGTGATCACATTATCATTACACTTCGTGAAATAGCAGAAGCAATTCGTAACCGTATTCCACAACAAAGGCAATAATGAGCTTCTCAAACTCCTCCATTAAGCTTTACGAAACTTGCCCGTTTAAGTATAAGTTGCAAAGAATTGATGGCTTTCAAGAGCCAACTGGCACTGCTGCTGAACGTGGCAAAATGATTCATGCAGAATTAGAAACAGCGTTAATTGCTTTACCAGTCTATTCTGAAGTAACTGAATATTGGGAGCCATTCATTAACGAGCTTAAAGCTATGGGCGCTAAACCTGAAGTCGAGCTTGGTTTTACTAAGGATTGGGAGCCGTGTGCGTTTACGGCGAGCGAGGTTTGGCTACGTGGAGTCCTAGACGTCCTTAGTTTAAATAATAACATTGCCTATGTTGCTGACTGGAAAACAGGTAAAGAACGTGANTATGAAGAGCAGGTCAAGCTATACGCTGCNATGGTCATGGGAACTTANCCAGAGATTGATGAAGTCAAACTTGAGATTCTCTATGTAGATCTTAANAAGAAAGTAAGCTATGGCACCATTAAGCGTACTGACTTTGAAGGCTTACGTGATTGGATTACCAGCCGCATTCTTAANATNGAGGCAGACGATATTTACGCGCCAAAGCCAAGCTTTAATTGCAAATGGTGCCACTTCCGNAAAGACAATGGAGGTCCTTGCCGGTGGTAACCATGTTATTGGAACGTCATCTTGAGCAGTATTTCTCTGCTGCTTGCAAAAAGCGTGGGTTGCTTACTTTAAAGCTACATGTTAGATTTGCAAGAGGGTGGCCAGATCGTATTGTAGCATTGCCTAATGGTAAAACCTTATGGGTTGAACTTAANAGGCCAGGGGGTAAAACTACGCCACTCCAAGATAAGGTTCATAAGGATTTGAAAGATCGTGGCCATATAGTCCATGTCATTGACAGCAAAGAAGGGATCGATAGTGTTCTGGGAACCCCATGAATATCAAAAAGAAGCAGTAAAGTTTNTGGTNGAGCGNGGCTCTGCCAGCNTATGGCTAGACCCAGGGCTTGGCAAGACAGCCATTGTCTTATCAGCTTACAANATTTTACGCACTAAAGGCGCTGTAAAAAAGATGCTGGTGATTGCGCCGCTTCGACCTGTCTATGGCGTATGGCCTACNGAGGTTAAAAAGTGGGAACAGTTTGAGCACTATTCTGTTGGTGTACTCCATGGCGGNCAAAAAGAAAANGTCTTAAAGCAAAATCACGANATCTACGTTATCAANTTTGAAGGCCTAAACTGGCTTGCAGCCAAAATGAATGGCAAAGACTGGCCTTTTGAAATCTTGGTTGTTGATGAGATTTCTTATATGAAGAATACACAGACACTACGATTCAAAACTTTAAAGCCGTTGTTGAATAAGTTTGATCGCCGCTGGGGCCTCACTGGTTCACCCGCGCCCAATAGCCTATTAGACATATTTGGCCCACAGCTTGTGATTGACCAAGGGGCTACATTTGGCCCGTATATATCAAGATTTCGTACCGAGTACTTTTATCCTTCCGGCTATGGTGGCTATGAGTGGAAACTAATGCCTGATGGAGAGGCTAGGATCCAAGCAAAATTAGAAGGTAAGGTATTACGCATGGCAGCGCTTGACCATTTGGATTTGCCTGAGTTGGCTTACAACGATGTCAAAATAGATCTACCTGCAAGCGCCAAAAAGATTTACGATGAGTTTGAAAAGTCTTTGACCATTCAACTTAAAGAAGGCGATGTGACTGCAGTTAACGCAGCGGTTGCTGTAATGAAAGGTCAACAAATAGCAAATGGAGGATCTTATCTTGATTCAGATGCTGGAGCAGATAGAAAAACTACACACATACATGACGCCAAAACTGACGCAGTGGTTGAGTTGGTTGAGGAATTATCCGGACAGCCTTGCATTATTGGGTATCATTTTGCTCATGATCTTGAGCGCTTAAAGAAAGTATTCCCAAATGCGCCTATCATTGGGTCAGGCGTTGTTGGTGAAAAGTTAGACAAAATTATCGAGGATTGGAATAATGGCAACACACCAGTTCTCTTAGCCCATCCAATGTCAGCAGGTCATGGCCTTAATTTACAAGGCGCAGGTCATGCTGTCATTTGGTATTCTTTGACTTGGTCATTGGAAGTCTATGAGCAGTTTATTCGCAGACTCTGGAGACAAGGTCAAAAGAATCACATAATGGTCCATCATATTATTGCAAAAGATACTATTGATGAAGCCATTATGCTTGCAGTACGTCGCAAAGACAAGACGCAACAAAATTTGCTGAATGCCGTGCGCGACTATATTCAACGTGATAAAATAGAATCTGCTTGATTGATTATTGAAAAGAAACTATGAATCATACTCTCAACTTTACTTTACTAGGAGCACATTATGCCTGCTAATAACCGCATGCACGTTAAAAAAGCCGCTGTCATCACTGTAGTCGCAGGTGAAAACCCAAAGCGTAAGGGTACTTTATCTTTTACGCGCTTTAACTTATATCGCACNGGCATGACTGTTGGTGAATACATTGCAGCAGGTGGTCGTTCTGGTGACATCAACTATGATGTAGCAGCTGGTCACATTACTGTCACACACGCAGGGTAAACCATGAATATCCTTATCACCGGCGTTACCGAAACGCATATCAATCANCCAGATAGAGCAGGCTCTACCAAGTTTATCTCTATTCCTGAGCTAATGTCCGATGGCTTTACAAAACTAGGACATCAGGTTGACCATCGCGCCGTTGAGCTAGGAGAAGATTTAAGCATATACGACAAAGTCTTTGTGTATTTATACCCATTGGATAAAAATGCAGTTGATCCAGCTGGTGCTGTATATGCTTTGGCACAAAGAAAAGATGCGTATGTTTGCTTAGATGATTGGTCATTCCAAAAAATATTACCCACATGGAAAGATGACATTGACATGGAAGACATTCAGTCACGTACATGGTTAGCGCCCCTTTTTCCATGGGGCAATATTGCCAAAATGAATTTACCTGTAGCAAAAATTCAAGCATGGGACCCATCACCACTTTATGTTATGCCACCTGTTCACAAGGTAGCGTGGAAACAACGTAAAGCTGAGTGGTACAACGCTTCACTTTCAAAAGATTCGCATGAATGGGCAGCAAAGCAAGAACTTATGTGGCCTGTTCATGCGATTGGTGGAAAGTCTCTTGGCCAACCACGCATACTTGAATCTGATGTTGTATGGCAATATGGTTCTTATAAAGGTGTGTTATGCCCAACCTATTCACATGCAGGTTGCGGTTGGTGGCGAGTTAGATACTTGCACGCTGCTGCAGCAGGTTGTGTGCTAGGTGGNAACCCTTTAGAATTAAATATGATTGGTCCATCTTATAGCTTTACATTAAAAGGCCTTGAAATGATGGATGATGAAAACCTAGAGCATTTGGCTGGTTTGCAAGCAATGGATTTAAAACATGCAACACTTGCCAAAACATTGGCAAACTTAGAAAGCTTCCTAAAATGATCCTAATACTTGAAGGCCCAGATGGTGCCGGAAAGACAACCCTTGCTGAGACGCTNCGACAGCGTTTTCAGAATAATGGTATGGTCCATATAGTTAAACACGGNCCTTACACNGGNGTTGAGCCTGAGCATCTTTGCCGTATTTACTTTAGAGCAATGTCACCTGCATTAACGTTTGATGACATTGTTATCATGGATCGGTCATGGATTTCTGAGCCAATTTATGGTGAAGTCTATCGCAATGGCGCCAATCGTATTGACACACCTCGAAAGCGTATGCTTGAACGTGTTGCGTTATCAAGAGGCGCAGTGGTTATCCATTGCCAACCTGATTTTGAGGTTTGCGCTGAAACATTTGAAAAGCGTACTGAAGAAGAATACCTTGATGACATNAGCCAGCTTGAGCAAGTGTATAACGAATACGAAGCGTTGCCGTTNATTACCAACTTACCTACNGTGCACTATGACTACACNCGTGATACTGTAGATGAGTTACTACATAAGATAGAAACAGTGTCAATAAAGAATGAGGCGTCAGGAGGTGGATGCTTTAAACAAGGTAACATATTGATGCTATGCGATAAGGGCCCCAGAACTAACGTACGTGCCTCTGCAGTGGTCATTCCATTCATTAACTTCCTTGACAATGATGGCCCTAGTCGTATGCTGGCAGACGCACTTGAGTATGAAGGCGTTACTGAAAAAGAGCTTTACTGGATTAACACACAAACTTATCAAGGCACACCAACCGAGCCTGAGTTTATTGAGAAATTGAAACCAAGCAAGATTTTTGCATTGGGCAATAATGCCTACACATGGGCATTAAANAATAATGTGAAAGCAATAAAATTACCACCACCGCTACATCATATGCAGCATTACCCTAACCAACCTTANTTGATCATGGAATCTGACAATGGAAACTTCAATAATCTATAATGAGCCCGATCTCATTCAACTATACCAATGNCTAGAGCAGTACGGGCATTGGACTGAGCCAAGAGGCGAAAAGACTCTTGAGATCGAAAACTTTACTTACACAGTAGGGCCACGTGTAAGATTTAATTCTTTCAAAGGCCGCAACTTCAACCTTAAGTATCTTAAGCGCGAAATGGCTTGGTATATTAATGCAGACCCGCATGACTTATCTATTGCTGAGCATGCAGCGCAGTGGGGCAAAGTTGTTGCAAATGGAAAGCTCAATAGCAACTATGGNTCATATTGGTTTGGCTGTTATGGCGTTAAGTATATTACCAGTACGCTTTCAAAAGANCCAATGAGTCGCCGTGCTGTNATACCNATGTATGGCACTGACGATGATCACATGGACAAAGACGCTAAAGATGTGCCATGNACTATTGCAATTGAGTTCAGAATACGTAATGGCAGGCTAAATACACGTGCCATCATGCGTTCTCAGGACATCCTTTGGGGTATGGGTAATGATCTACCCAC